GGCCCGGCAGGAGAGAGGGAGGTGGTGCCGGGCCGCCGCCTATGTCATGCCAGCATCAGCGCCGCCACCGGATAGCGCTTCGTCGGGTCCGGCTGGTCAAACCGGATGGTGTTCGCGACCTGCCAGCCGACGCGGAGCGTGAATCTCGCCGCGACCATGTCCTGCTGCGCCAGGTTGTAGACGATCGCGCCGGTGTTGTCCTGAATGACGGCCTGGTCGAGGATTTTGATCGTGATGTCCTTCCGGACGCCGACGACGAACTGGTCCCACTGGCCGACGAACGCCTCGGGTGACACGCCGCCGGTCGCGGTGGGCCATAGGCCTCGCATCGGGTAGCTGAGCGGCTCGCCCAGATACTCGGTGAGGTCGGGGTTGAGTCCCTCGAGCCGCTCGCCGTAGGTGGTGCGCGCCCGGCGGAGCTTCCCGCGCAAGGTGCGGGCGGCGACGATCCCGTCGAAGTCGTAGCCCTGCGGCTCGAGCATCCCGATGCACTGGTCGATGTCGTCCTGGATGCCGCCGGATGCGACCGCGGCGCCCTCGGTGTGCGTGTTCGCGGTCGGCAGCACCGCCTGGCACGCCCCGAGAATGTTCGTCGGGAACGAGCTGGGTGCGTTGGTCCCGAAGAACACCGCTTGATCCAGGACGCGGGCGAGCTCGGCGACGACCGTGGGGCGGATCTCCTCCCACACGTCGATGCCGCCGCCGATGCCGGCGTCGGCGAGGTCGTCGAGGACCATCTCGGGGATCGGGGCGATTGCCGCGAGCTCCTCCACGTTCAGATACTTGTTGCCCCAGGCGAGTTCTGTCGTTTGCTTCAAGCCGGTGTCGCCCGCCACCCAGTACGCGATCGGCAGCGCCGACATGACCGGGAATCGGGTCTGGCCCTGCGCGACAGGCACCTGCCGGAACCGGGTCATGGCGACACTCGTGTCGGTCAGGTCCGTCAGGAAGGTGTCGGCGACATCTTCGGGGATCAGCGGGGCGATGTCCGCCCGTGAGAGCTGGTTGTTGTAGGCCATCGGTTACCCCTTGCTTTCCCGTGCCGCCTGGCGGGACGCGTGCGCGGTCTGGACTTTCGCCTTGGCGCCCTCCGCCCGCTCCTTGGTGCGCGCCTTCAGCTCGTCGAGCTGCGCGTCGATCTCCGCCTTCTTCGCCTCGAGCTGCGCCTCCAGCCCCGGCGACTCCGGCCCGGTCGCGAGCGTGTACTCGTCGCGGTCGACCGGGTCGAACGTCACGCCCCGGAATCCGCGCGCCTCGGCCTCCTCCTGCGTCTCCGCGGGGGCGGCCGCCGCCGTGTCAGTCATGGCCTGCTCCTATGTCAAATGGGGGGGTCTACCGACGACCGGAGGCCCGCAAGATCACTTCGTTCATGGTCTTGGGTCTCTGGACGGGGCGTCTGACGCCGCTCGAGAAGTCCGGCCGGTCATTGCCGTCCGGCCCGAGCCTCTTCGATAGCGCTTTGGCGCTTTTGACCAGTTCGTCGCGCGTGGTGCCGTTGAGGAACTGCACGTCGCCGCTGGCGATGCCGTGCTCCGCCGCGATCTCGAACCGCAGGTTCTTCGCCGTCTCGCTGGCCAATGCCGTCTCGGCGGCCTCGGCGCGTTCGGTGACTCTCTGCAACTCGGACTTCTCACGGTCGGTGAGTTCCTTGTTTACGGCTTCGAGCTCCCTGGCCCGCAGCCGCCACTTTTTGGCTTCCGCGCTCAGTCGGCGCTTCTCGGGGTCCAACCCCTCATCGCCGCGCTGGTCGTCCGGCCCCTGGCCTTGGCCTTCCTCGGGAAGGTCGTTGTCGTCGGGCCCCTGGCCCATCTGGTCTTGTGCTTCAGCCACGTTGACCTGCCGCGCATGATACGCCCGGCGTCCAACGGAGCCTTTTCAGGCGCGGCGGCGTCCGGGGGACCGGTCGGCCGTCTCGGCCCACCGGTCGATGTCGCCGGGCAGCCAGAGCCGCAGGCCGCTGTCGCGGCGGACGCCGCGGGTGACCGCGTACGGCGGCGGGAAGTCGCGGCGCCGGTCGGCGAGCTGCGACACCCTGCGGGGCGTGACGCCGAGGATCTGCGCGACTTCCGCCGTCGTCAAAAGCTCACGAGCCATCGCCACCACGTCCGTTGTCGCGCGGCGGCAGATTCTCGGCCACGTACTGGGCGAGCGATTGGATGTCGGTGTCGAGCCGGTCCATGCGCGTTTCGAGCCGCTCGAAGATTGCATGGTCCTCCGCGCGCCAGGCCGCGATCTCGGCGCGACCCGCACGAATCTCGGCGAGCGTTTCGGCGCGGTAGGCCGCAATCTCGGCGCGGAATGCGGCGCCCTCGGCCCGAAAGGCCCGCCCCTCGGCGCGGTAGGCGTCGAGTTCGGCACGGATGATGTCGTCGGAGGCCATCAGAGCGCCTCGCTGCGATCGTCCAGCCATTCCTGCACGTCGCGGGCGGTGACGCGTCCCCAGCGGACCGGGAAGACGATCGGCACGTCGGGGCGGGCGCCGGCGCCATACCATTCGCCGCCTTCGCCGCTGGGGGCCGAAGGCGAGGATCCCGCCGGTGTGCGCCGGGCCGCGAGCTGGTTGTGGCGGCGAGCGATCCGCCGCGCCGTGGTGGTGACGGAGGCGGTCATCCGCCCCCCGTCCCCATCGTCCTCGAACAGCTTGCGGGCGATCATCGTCACGTCATTGTCGAGCCGCTCAAGACGATTCTCGACCTTGTCGAACCGCAGCGCGACCCGCTCAAACCGCAGTTCGAGACGGTCGAACCGGGCGTCAAGCCGTTCGATCATCGTCGCCAGCTGCTCAAACCGGGTATCGGTCTTCTCGCGCACCGCGTCGAGTTCGGCGCGGATGCTGTCGTCTGAGGCGGTCATCAGAGCGCCTCGGCGGTCAGCGCCAGCGTCAGCGCCTCGTCACGACCCCAGTGCATCGAGTCGCCGTCGGGCGCGTACCAGGCTCCGTTCTCGCCGCGCTTCCAGCCGCGAGCCGCGAGCAGCACCTCGGCGACCTCGCCGTTCAGACGGACGCTGACGATTCCGGGCTCGCTCGGTGCGGCGTCGCCCTCGTGCTCCTCGGCGCTGAGGCCGATGTGCCCTTCGATGAAGTCATCGGATGAGAGGGCGATGCGGGCGAGGTCGAGGTCGCCGGTGTTGGGGGTGGTGGTCATTTGAGGCTCCTTGTGGTCTTTTCCCTTACAGTACGTATATCGGCACCGTAGGGCAACGGCCTGAGCCCGACTTACGAAACCCCTAAGAAGCCGCCAGCCGCGCTAGAAGATCTGCGACGCGGGCGTCTTCAACTGCGCCGGCGGGAACATCTGCTGCGCCGGCGCCGCGCCCGTCCTCGGCGTCGCATTGTTCTGCTGCGACGCGAACCCCGCCGACGACACCGGCTGCCCCGACGGGCCCAGCAAACCCGACGCCGGCGCCGCCGGCGCCCCCGACGCCGCGCCCGCCGGGCCGCCCGGCGGCAAGCCCATCAAATCCCTCGCCTGCCGAATCTTCTGCGGCGACCATCCCAAAAGCTCCCACGCCATCTCGATCGGCACGTTCAGCGCCTGGCGCATCTGCACCGCCGCCTGCACCAGCACCGCCAGCGACTTGGACTCCGGATCGGCCCAGATCACCTCGGCCGACTGCGCATGCCCGCGCTTCTGGTCGTTGACCGCCAGGAAGCAGGTGCGCATGATCTCCTCCCACGGGTCCGAGTACGCGAGAATCTTGCCCCTCACGCGGTCAACGAGGCCCTGATCCGCGGCGTGCATCGCGTCGGCGCTGAGATTGGCCAGCTTGCCCTTCAAGTAGTACACCGGCACCTGGCATGTCGCCGCCAGATGGTCGATGTACAGCTCGATTGGGAGAATATAATTGTTCACGTCCCCCTGGGTGAACGATCCGAACGTCGTCTCGTGACTCTCGGCGCGGATCATCCGGGTCGCGGACAGCATCACCTCGACCTCGCGGCCCGTCAGCTCATGCCCGGTGTCGTCAACGGCGCGCTCCCAGCCTGTCGCCCACCGCTGCGGGTAGGCGTGAAACTCGGACGACACCTGCATGTCCAGGCAGAGCTTGTTGACTGCGTCCTGGATCGGGATTGCCGTGTCCAGGTCGCTACTGCCGCCCTCAAGCAGGTCCGGGTTGTTCACGATGGCGTGCATCGGCACCGTCCCGATCGGGTTCGGTGTCGTCTTCACCTGCTGCCACGACACCTTGTTGATCGTCGACGGGATCGGCTCGTTGTTCGGGCCGTACACGATCACGTCCGGCGTCGGGCCCGCCCACGACGTCGACACGAGCGGCCTCGCCGACCGGAACTGCGTCAGCGACCCCGGCAGATACAGCGTTGCGTAGGCGTGGTTGTCCCAGTCGTCCGACCACCGCTTGATCGCCGCGAGCCGCTTGTTCGGGTTCGCCTGGTCGTACAGCACGAAGCACTGCGACGCGTGCTCGGCGGTCATCACCGGCGCCGTGTTGTACACGTCGTCCTCCGCCGGCGGCGCGACCAGCACGTAGGCGACACCCAGCTTGCACGCGTCGATGTGCAGCATCCGCGACGCCGCGTCGAAGTTGTTGGCCTGCCACATCTTCCAGGCGTCCGCGTCCGCGTCGAGCTCCCACGTCTGCGCCAGCCGATCCGGGTCGAACCGGAATCCCTGAATCTCCATCCGGCTGACAGGCGCATCTACGACTATCCGCATCCAGTTGTTCGCTAATGGGCTGTAGTACCGGGCGAACGCCTCCCGGAACTTCTGAGTCGCAAAAGCTAATCGCTGGTTGCCGTCGTAGTAGTTGTTCGGCTCCTGGATCCGCTCGACCTGAGCATCGAGCTTCGGCTCCAAATACTGCAGCCAAGCCTCCGGGGCGGTCGGCGGCATACGGAAAGTCTAAGCAAGGCGCAGGCGATCTGCCTGCGCCATCCGGAGCCTGGCCCTGCCACGCCTAGCCCTACCGAACCCCACCAAGTCCTGCCGAGCCGCACCCACGCCTCGCCATGCCGGGCTTTGCCTCGACACGCCACGCCTGACCGGGCCCGCCGAACCGAACCTGGCCCGGCCGCGCCACGCCCCTGCCTTGCCGAACCGCGCCTTGCCTAGCCCTCGCCACACCGCGCCGCGCCGGGCCGTTGCCGAGCCCGGCCTGGCCAGCCTGACCACGCCTCGCCGCGCCTAGCCTTGCCTGGTCTTGCCTTGCCCCGCCCCGCCGGACCTGGCCTCACCGAACCTGGCCTCGCCGTACCGGACCCCGCCGGGCTCGCCAGTCCTAGCCTGGCCCCGCCAAACCCAGCCCTGCCAAACCACGCCCGGCCCAACCAAAGCCCCGCCGGACCGTGCCCCGCCTTGCCACGCCTCGCCTGACCGATCCCGGCCGAGCCGCACCCGGCCGTACCGTGCCCTGCCCGGCCCGACCCAGCCCAACCAAGCCAGACCTGGCCGCGCCATGCCGCGCTCCGCCGGACCCTGCCACGCCCGACCGAGCCCAGCCCCGCCCGGCCTCGCCAAGCCCGCGCCTTGCCAAGCCCGACCGCGCCGGACCGGGCCCCGCCTTGCCCAGCCTTGCCCGCCACACCGGACCTAGCCGCGCAAGCCTTAGTCGCCGTTCGCCATCACCCGCCGCACCCGCGACTTATGCGCCAGCTCACCCGCCCGATTACGCGGCTTCGCCGCATCCGCGCTCGAACCCTCCCGCTGCACACGAACGAACGTCAACACCGGGCGGAACGCCCCGAACCCGATGCTCCGCCCATCCCCAAACCCGTACTTCACAGCCCGGTCGACCGCATCCGCAAGCAAGTCGTCGTTCAAATCCTCCGGGTCGATCGCGACCTCCGTCACCACCGCCCAATGCTCGAACATCGGCCGGGTCCGCGGCACGCGCCCGCTCCCCGCGCCGGCGTTCGCGACCATCCGCACGTCATAGAACCCCTCCGTCCACAGGCCCGCGGGATCCCTCGGCCCCTCATAAACCAGCGGGACGCGATAGTCCGGGACGATCAGGCTACGGCGAATCTCCTCGCCCTTCCGCCACTTCGTCGCCGCCTGCCGCAGCATCTCCTTGACGTTGATCCCCGGGACGAACACGCCGATCTCGGCGTCGTAATGCAACCCCAGATGAAACTCGAGCTCGGACAGCCGCAGTTCGTCCTCATACGTCTTGCCGCGCTTCGCGCCGAGCTGCCGAAACGCCCGGTACGTGTCGCCCTGCCGGTCGAACTCCGAGCTGTTCATCAACAGCGGCGAGTCGCCGTCCATCCGCAGTTCGAACACGCGATAGCCGGGCGGAATGATGCGCCGTGAAGGACCGTTCATGGTCACTCCTTCTGCAAGACTGCCCGTCGGGGCCGGCTTGCTTCGTCATGGTTGTCAGGTCGGCCCCACCTCTTGGGGCCGACACCGAAGTATAGCCGCGCCTAGCCCTGCCAGACCTGCCACACCGTGCCCGGCCCGGCCGCACCGGCCCTGCCTGGCCAAGCCCGGCCTGCCGTGCCACGTCGCGCCCTGCCTCGCCACGTTCAGCCATGCCGCTACTTGAGCTTAGCTGAGATGGATAAGGCGCGTCCGCGGCCGCACGAACCGCTGCGTCGTTGCCCTCTCGCAGGCCATGGCCAGGGCAATCGCCCCGTCAATCCTCGCCTGGCTCCGCCTCTTCGAGAGCCTCCAGCCGCCGCGCTCTGTCCCCACGACGGTCGCCCCCAGCACCTGCTCCCTCATCGCCGGACTCCCGTCGTGCACAATCCGCTGCTCCACGATCAACTCGTAAAGCTGCTCGCTGGCAGGCGCCATCCGCGACGCGTTCTGCGGAAACTCGACCATCGGCAGGCCCCTCTCGGCCAAGATCTCCGCTGACTCCCGGAACTGCCACGGGTCGTACGCAATCTCCCGCAGCTGCTGATATATCGCCGTCCGCGCACCAACGGCGGCGCGAATATCCGCCACGCCGAACCCCGGCGCCTGCTCCTCCGGCAGCCAAAGCTCCGCAAAGACATGCAACTCCTCGCCATGCCACTGCGCGGCAACAAACGCCGAGCTATCTCTCCTAATCCCGATATCGACACCACACCAGGTCGGCGCAGCCGGATCGAACCGCGGCGCGCCACGGCACAGATCCCACTCGTACGGCTTGATCCACGCCTCCTCTGTCTCTGTCCACTGGTTCAGGTGCAGCCGGCGAAACACGGATTCCGGCAGGCGGCGCTGCTCGCGCTCGAGCGCCTCGACCGAGATCCACGACGACGGGTTCGCGTCCTTCCACCGGCCCGAGTCGTCGTAATCGGCGGTCGGGTCCATCTCGTACCAGAACATGAGGAACCCCTCGGCGCGCATCGCCTCGATCCCGCCGTCGTCCCGGAGCTTCTTGCCGCGCTCATACAGGTCGAAGCAGATGCTGGTGCGGTCAAACCCCGCGGTCGTGATCGACACCACCAGCGGGCTCTCCCGCGCCAGCTGCCCGGTCGTCAGCGCGTAGTACAGCTCGCCCGACTGGTGCGCCCACAGCTCGTCGATGACGACCATCGACGGGTTCAGCCCGTACTGCAACCCCGCGTCGGAGGACAGAACCCGGTAGATGCCCTTATTCGATCGGCAGGTGATGACGTTCCGCTGTGGCACCAGCCAATCCTGCAGTCTCGGGGACGCCTCGACGAAGTCCTTGCTTTGGTTGAACACGACCCGCGCCTGATCCCTCGACGCTGCGGCAACATAGACCTCCGGCGACCACTCCGGCGTGCCCAGCAGGCCGTACAGCGCGAGCTCCGCGCCGAGCGTCGACTTGCCGTTCTTCCTCGCGACGCCCAGCAGCGCCTCCTTGTAGACCCGCCGGCCGTCGGCGTCGAGCAGAAACAACTCGTTGAGGAACTGGCGCTGCCACCGCTCGTGCTCGAGCGGCGTTCCCGCCCACCGACCCTTCGTTTGGACAATGAAGTTCTCGCCGAACCGGGCGATCCGTCCGCCCTCTGTGCTACGCGGCGCCCGGGAGTCCGACGTCGTCGTCGCCATCCACCGCCTCGCCTTCGATCACAGGCCCGTCGAGCGCCCGATCCATCTCCGCGTGCAAGCTCCGACGGTGCAGCTCCGCCAGCCCCAGCCTCGTCCGGGCCATCGGCGTCAGGCCGAACTGCTCCGCCGCCCGCAGGTACAGCACGGTCGCATCCCGCTCGATTCGGACGGCCGGATGCTGCACCGGCTGGCCCATGTACCCGGTCGAGATGACGCCCTCCTTGTTGACCGTCCTGGACGCCGCCTCCCACCGCGCGTACTGCGACGCAAGCATCCTGAGCGCGGCCTCGTCGACCAAGTCGATCATGCCGACCTCGACCAGCCGCCGGATCGTCTTGCGCCAGTACCGCCTGGCGGCCGGCGCCAGGTCCCGCGGCGGCTCGTCAAGCTCGTGGTCGGGGCGTCCAGCGACGAGCATCGGCTCGGGGATGGCCCGGTGCGACACGTCGGAGCCGCCCTCGAGCCGGCGCTGCTCGACCGGCTTGGGCTTGGGGCCTCTCATGCCACGCCAAGAATATGGGAAGGCCGCAAACACGCGGTCGTGTACACGACGGTGCTGGCGCTGTCCGCGACCGATCGCGGCAGGGGTCATGCCCCCCTTGCCTTCGCTTGGCGCGCGTCGATCGGGCCTGGAACGACGGAGAGCCCCGCCGGCTACTGCCGACGGGGCTCTCTTATGATCATGGGCGGCGGGTCGGGTCTTCCAGTGCTTGGTTCTCCCGGCCCGCCGCTGGCGTTCTAGGCGGCTTCGAGAATGGCGCGCGCCAGCCGCGGCGTCAGACGGCTGCCGTCCAGACCATCCCACTCGTCGAGCTGCCTGCGCAGCTTCGGCGTTAGCGCACCCCTGAGACTGGCCTCCTCCAGGCGATACTGAACCACGATCGCATTGGCGAGCAGGCTCGCGACGATCTGAATGACCGCCTGGTCGCGAAGCTTCGGCGGATAGCCGATCGTCGGCTTGAACTGCTCGGCGTCGAGATCCAGCACCATCCGGGTCGGTGAGATCTCCCAGTCGTAGAGCTTGCCGGCGAGCTTGTCGGGCTCGACCCAGTTGATCTGTACGCCGCCGGGCGGCTTGGCCTCTTTGGCCCTCTCGCCATGGTCGGCGGTGTCGCGTGCGCGGGGCTTCTTGTTGGGCGTGGAGTCGGTGTCTTCCTCGCCCCAGCCGGGCTCGTCGGTTTCCTGTTCGGGGTCGATGAACGTTGCGCCGGCGCCCTTCAGCGCCTTAGTCAGCTTCGCCTCGATCGGCACGGCAAGGTTCCGCAGCGCCAGGTAGGAGGACTGGTCGACGGACTTCTTCAGCAGCTCCTTGATCTGCTCATGGATGCTGTCGACGAGCGCAGCGCGGTTGCGAACAACCTTGTCCTTGTGCTCGGACAACGAGTGCTTCCACGGCGTCGTCGCGTCGAGCATCACCTCGACATACAGCGTCGGGGCGTTCTCACGGCCGAACGGGTCGCGGGTGCTCTCGACGATGCGGTGCCCGAAGCCGATGTGGACGCCGTAGCGGTCGCCGAGCCTGTCGGACAGGCCGGCGCGTCCGGTCCACCGCAGCGGGCCGCGGGCCGTGTCGACCTCGCCGGCGATCTCGATTTCATCGGTTAGATCCGGCGGGTTGTATGGCTCGACGGCGATCGTTTGTTTCTCGCCGCCTTTGAGGCGGTGGACGACGCTGATCTTGATGCCGTTGCGCAGCGCCGGCGCGAACACCTGCCCGAGGTCGCGCGCAAGCCTCTCGCTCGACGAGAAATGGTAGGTGCGCGCCAGCTTGGTGACCATGACCGTCGTTCCTGACGGCTCGTCGGTCTGGATGCCTTTGCCGGTGTAGCCGTCGGGCCATTCGCCGCGCTGCTCGACGTTGCCCCAGTCGACGGTCTTGTTGTGTCTGCGGCCGTCGCGGACGGTGCTGACGGAGACTCTGTCGCCGATGTAGATGGTGGCGTTTTTGGCGCCGACGCCGTATTGGCCGATTTCGTCGAGTTTGTCGTGGCTGGAGGCGTCGCCGATGCGGAATAGGCGGTTGATGTCGTCGGCGCCGATGCCGTTGTCGATGACGCCGACGCCGTCGCGGTTGTCGATGACGACGCCGATTTTGGTGGCTTGGCCGTGGCCGAGGCTGTTGTCGACGAGCTCCTGGATCGCGCCTGAGAGGTGCCAGTTGCGCGACCGGATGCTTTTGATCATGTGGGGTTTGGGGATGAGTTTCATGTGCTTGGTTCCTTGGGGTGCTTGGTTCGTTAGTCGAGGCCTAGTGTGCGCCAGGCTTTTTGGAGCGTGGTCTTCTCGAATTGCTCGAGCAGTTCGGCTAGTGCGCGTTCGGCGCCGGCGGCGTCGCGGCGTTTGCGAATGGTTTGCGGCTTGCCGGGCTTGGGCTGCGCGGTCTTGCGGGCCTTGCGGACTGTGCCCTCGCTCACTTTCGCCTCCTTGGCAAGCTCGCGGTTTGATGCTTCGGGGTTCGCCTCGACGGCGACGATCGCCCGCTCGACAGGGTGCGTATTTTGGCCATTGTGGCCATTTTGCGCACCCTTGGCGCGCTCTCTGGCGACCGTTGTATGGCTGAGCTTCAGGTCGCGGGCGATCTGCCGGTCCGACACGTGCGGCTCGTACCGTGCGATGAGCTTCTTACGCTGCGCGACCGTCAAATGCCGGCGGTGGACGTTCAGCGACAAGATGAACGCCTCGGCGTCGGGGATCTCGTCCTCCCAGCGGGACTTGCCATTGCCGAGCGACGAGGTCAGGCGGTACGCCGAGACGTAGCGGCGAGGAATCGCATCCAGCCGCATGCCCAGCTCTTGGGCGACGTCGAGGCGGTTACGCCCGTCGACGAGCCATAGCGGTCCTTTCCCGACGGCGTCCAGCGCATTCTCGAGCGTGGAGTTCGCGGCCGCCTCGCTGTTATCGCGCCACAGCACGATCTCCTCGAGGATGCCGTGCTTGCGGATGTCGTCGCGGAGCTGGTCGCGCTCGGCTCCGGTGATCATGGGGAACTGGTCGGCGAACGGGTGGACGTTGTACCGGTCGCGCCAGTCCTGGGGTGCCTGGTTCTTGCGTGCTTGGTTCATTGCGTGGCTGGTTTCTAGTCTATTGGCGTTCGACGTCGAGTTGGCGTTCGAGCATCAGTTGGACTTGGGCTGAGAACTCGCGGCGTTCTTGGGCGGCGAGCGCTCGGACGGCATCGAGGACGTGCGGCTCGAGCGTGACGTTGACGCGCTTCTTGGGCGGGCCGAGCGGTCGGCCACGTGGTTGTTGTTCGGTGGCGATCATGGCAGCCTGCCGTTGAGGGGCGCTGAGACTTTGCCGCCGAGGCTCTCGATGTAAGTGACGAGTTCGCCGGCGATTTCGTTGAGCGCGTCGAATGCTCTGCCGTCGAGAGCGCCGATGGCGTCGACGACGCGATTGAGCGCGTCGATGGCGTCGGCGACTACGGCGAGTTTTGCGGTGGCCGCGGGGAGATCGCCGTAGAGGTCGGTGAGGGTGGGTTCGCTTGTGGTCATCGGTAGATGGTGGGGTGCTCGTGAGCGTGGACGATGAGCGCGTAGACGAGGGCTCGGCGGTGCTCGGCGGTTTCAACGAACGTGTCGACGATGATGCGGGCCTCTTCTAGGAGTTGGTCGTCGCTGTCGGGCGGTGGCGGCAGGTGCGCCGCGCCGCGTTCGAGCTTGTCGGTGGCGCGGGCGGCGATCTGCCGCCAGTTGCGATTGGTCATGGCTGGCTCTCCTTGGTGGGGCCGATGCCCTGGTCGCGGTTGCCGACTAGGGCGATGGCTGGGATGTCCCAGGTGGTGATGTCGACGACGGGGTAGATCTGCACCCCGTCGTCGATGGCTATTGGCCAGGACGGGTCGTATCGCTTGAGGCGGGCGATGAGTTCGCCGACGGTCATGCTTTGGCCGCCTTGTTGATCTCGGCGATGACGCCTGTGGCGAGACGGTTGTAGGCGCGGTGGGCGAGGGCCTTGTGGGCGGGCCCGTCCGCGGACGTGCCGTAGTCCAGGAGCTGAGCTATTGAACCGCGGTGGTGAGTAGAAGCCTTGAGCTCCTCGTAGGTGAGCTCCGGGTGCTTGGCCAGGCGGTTGATGTTGCGCTTGATGATCATGTGCTTGGTTCCTTGTGTGCTTGGTTCCTGGGGTGGTTGTTTGTGCCCTAGGCAGGATATCTTACGCGCTAGGGGCGCAAAGGTTACACCCCTGGCGCGCGTTGCTGCTATTTGAGTGTGTTGGCGAGCCTCACGACGGCGACCGAGAGTTTCGATTCCGGCGTTTCGCGGTGTGCGGTCTTGCTGGTGAGGTGATAGTGGTGGCCCTCGGGGCAGAGGTAGAGGCGCTGTTCGCTGCGCCCGTTGACTTGGGACTTGAGGATGGCCTTGGCGGCTTCTTCGGCGGTGGCGATCTTGACCTTGCCGAAGTGGACCTCGCAGCGGCCGTCGGTCTCGATCCAGAGCTGCCGGGCTTGCTGGGCAGTGGTGATGTCGGTGAGTTTCATGTGCTTGGTTCCTTTGTGTTTCTGTGTGGTATTGAGGGTATCGACTACTCTAGCTCGATGCCTTAGGCCACACGCAATATTCTTCGGAAGCTCTTAGCCCGCGGCTCAGTCGAGGGCTTTGGGGGCTTGGACGACGGCGGCGACGATCGCGCCAGGGGCTCAGTAGTAGCGCCGGCTCGAGCGCCCCAGCAGGTTCAGGACGAGTAGGACGGCGCCGACGACGAGCAGGACGGCGCCGATGATCCAGAGAACACGGCTGGGGATGAGGATGCCGACGAGGAGGCAGATGAGGCCGGTGACGATCATGTGGCGATGATGGCGATCGCCGTGGCGGCAAGGACGGTCAGGATGGCCAGGAGGGCGGCGCCGACGGCGATCGTCCGGTTGACCCGTTGCTCGAGCTGGTCGAGGCGCTGGTCGAGGGCCATGATGAGGTCGACGATCTGTGAGGCGGCGGCCTGGACGGCGGGATGGTCCGGGTCGACCTCGGACACCTAGGGCTCCGCGAGCAACTCCTGCAATACCTTCTGTAGCCGCTCGACCTCGGCCAGCGCGGCGTTGCGCTCATCCATGCAGCGTTGGGCCATCTCTATCGCTGCGTGTACGAAGTCTTCAGCCTCGATGTGGACCGTGTCGCCCTGATGGAACGCCGTCACACCGTCGCCCTGGTCCGCGGTCACGTGTTAGCCCTTGGCTGCCTTGCGCGGTCGGCCTTTGCTGTCGCGGGGCGTGCTGGTTTGCCGGCCGCCGCCTTTGGCGAACGGCGCTGCCTTCTTGCCGCCGAACAGCGGTTTCTTCTTGGTGGCCATGGCTATTTGCGTTTGCTGCCGTTGCCGGGTGTGCGGCCGGGCGTGACCCGGCCGCCGGAGCGAGCCTTGACGGCCTTCGCGACCACCGGGTAGGAGCCCATCGTGTCCGAGCGGGCGGCGTAGGCGAGCGCGGCGCGGTGCATCTTGACCATGCCGGCTTCGCTGATGCCGGCGTTCGCGGCCTGCTGCTTCGTCGGCACCGGATAGGCCCGCTTGGACGGGTATACGAACGCGCTGGCGGGCAGTTTGTTCCGCTGTTTCGTGGTGAGGGCCATTCGGCTCGGCCTCCTTACGGGTAGTGCAGTAGCGGCGCCCAGCTGCGCCGTCACGCCTCGTGGTACTCGCCGGTGTAGACCAGGAATCCGGACTGTTGGCGTTGGGTGACGGTGCCGACGTCGTCGCGGAGGAGCGCGCAGCCGCCGGCCATGAACGTGTAGGCGTCGAGGAGCGTGTCGTCGAGCTGGATGACGTCTAGGTCGTTCGCGGCGACGGTGTTCGCGCCGACGGTGATCGGGGCGTTGGTGGGGTTGACGACCTGGTAGGGGTGCAGCGCCATCGGTTCGGCCTCCTCGGGGTGGTTGCCGCGAATGATGCCACGGCTACCGGGTGCTGTTCAGATGCCGTGGATCTTCGCCATGTGCGTATAGATGGCGTCGGGCTGGTTGAACGCCTGCCCGCAGTGCGCGCACGAGTACTGCTTCGTGTGCTGATGCGCCTTGGTCCTCGCCCAGCTGCGGTGATCCATCATTCCCGGCCAGATGTAGTGGCCGCCGCCGTCTGACTTCCCACCGGTCGCCGCGATGCGGGAGTCGATGCCCAGCGGTGGCATTTGAACCGGCTGCGACGCGCTGTGACGCGGGGCGCGAGCTTTCCCTATGCCAGATGCCTCGTCGGTCATGACCCGTCGCCTTTCGTGTTGTCCTTGATGGTTTCCTCGGCGACAGCGTCGGCGACATGGCCGGCCCAGCGGTCCGTCCATGCGGGCCGGTCGATCGGGACGGGGACGATCACGGCGATGTCGCGGCCGGCGGCGCGGGCGACGATTCGAAGGGCTTCCTGGCGGTGGTCGGCGAGGCGGAGGTAGAGGCTGCCGTCGCGGCGGCGGATTTCGGCTTGGGCGAGCACGTGGATGTCAGCCATCCCTTCGCCCCCGAAGCGAGGTTCGGACGCCGATGATCGCTCGCCTGCAACGCGGGCACGAATTGCCGTGGATGCGCTGACCGCAGCCTTCGCATTCGCGCC